GCGGCCAAGCTCGAAGGTCACGCCCTCGATCTCCATGCCGACGCAGTAGCGCTTGAGCGCGACGATCGGCGCGATCGCGCGCCGGCGCTCGAGCTGCGCGACCAGGTCGCGGTAATCCGGCCAGCATTCCGCCAGGATCTTGCGGACGCCGGCGAGCAGCGCGCGATCGTCAGCGCTGAGCTGATCGACATCGCCTTCGCCTTCCGCCTCGATCAGCCCGAGCAGTCGATCGAGATCCGGATCATCGGCCAGCAGCGCAACCACGCCGCCCCGAATCGCCTGGCGCAATTCGAAGCCCCAGACCTGCGCGCAGCGATGCGGGCCCGACAGCTCGGCCTCCATCTGGCCGCGCTCGATCACGTCGCCGGCGCGGAGGTGAAGCACCGGCGCGCCGGGCTTCGGATTGCCGTGGTCGTCGCACATCCAGGGCGGCGTGTAGGGCGTCGTTGCGCCCTTACTGGTTAGGATCATCTAGCGGCCCTCAATAGAAGACGAGGAAGCCGTCGGAATCGCGGACAAAGCCGTCCTTGCCGATCGAACGAACCTGCAGGGTGACATCGTCCGAGCGCAGCTTTCCGCGCATGGCGTTGTCGAGCATCACCGGCTGCGTCGCCGGCATCACCATCGCCCAGCGGTTGCCGGTCTGGCTGCCGTGACGCAGGACGCTCGGCATCTGCACGCCGTTGCCGATATCGGTGATCGTGTCCCGGTTGGCGACGAGCGTCGCCAGCGGGTCGAGCTTCAGCATCTTCTTGCGATCGACGATCTGGCCGGGGCCGAAACCATAGGGCGTGTTTGGATCGTCGATGTTCTCGATCTGGCTGCCGGGATCCACCGACCAGGTCGAGATCGTGGTGGCCTTGCGGTTGAGGCTGGCTGCCGGCGACACGCCTGCGCCCTGCACCAGCATCGGCGCCGAATGGCCGGCGATCACGAGGTTGGCAGGAATCGGGGCGTCGACGCGGCCGGCATAAATCCCGGTCATGTTGAAGGTGGCGTAACCCGGGCGGGCGCTCTTGCCGTCTGGCGTCATCGTGCCGCGGCAGCCGACGAACTTCATCAGCCGGCCGTCTTCGTAGATGTAGCACGTCCCCGATGGCTGGTCGGTCAGGCGCGAGGCGGTGTCGCTGGGCGACGTCTGCGCATAGCTCCAGCTGGCTGGCATCGAGACCTGCGTCGTCGCATCGAGCGCCGGCGCGAACGTCTCGGACAGCGTCGCGACGCGCGCGGCGCTGTATTCGATGACGGCAGGCTGGGCGCCGGCACCGGTGCCGCCGGTCAGCAGCAGGATCATGCCGAGCACGGCGCGCGAGACGGCAGGGAAGCCCGCCGGCAGCGTGAGGGTGTTGGCGCCGCCCGCGGTCGCAGCGGCCGCGGCGATCGCCGCGGTGAACTGGCCGCGCCAGCCGCATGCCTGAAGGGGCTGGTGCAGCGGAGGCTTCACGGTTGCCGAATATGCGACACCGGGCCCGGCGCCCTTGATACGCGACTTGAAGCTGATCGGCGTGACCTGGCCGATAATGAGCGGCGCGCCGGCGACGAGCGAACCGGTCGCCTCGTTCGCGTCTTCCATCGTCCAGGGCGTGCCGTAAGTGACGCTGTCGGCCTCGACGGGCAGCGCGTCGATGGTGGGATCTGGGTTGGCGTCGACGCCTTCGATGCCCTCGAGCTTGAACAGCACGGCGACGTTCGCCGGGCGAATGGTCTGGTCCATGGGTGGCCTCCTTCAGGCGGGTAGAGCGGGGTCGGCCCGCGAAGTGGAAAACTGGATCTCGAAGTCCTGGGCAAAGCCGAGGCGGCGCACGCTCGAGAGCGCGGCGGTGAACAGACGAAGGTCGCCGTCCTCGATCAGCTCGACGGTACCGCCGAGCGTCTCGTCGGCCATGAGCGCGGCGACGACCGACGCGAGCAGCGCGTTGCGCGCCAGCGTCGGTGCCTTGCCGCCAGCGCCGTCGATGAAGCCGTCGATCGTCACCGTCATCGCGCGGCGCGTCAGGCTGACCTCGCGCTCGAGCACGGCATGGCCGGCGTCGGTAATGCCGAGGGCGGGGAATGCGCTGGGGTCGCCGGCGGGCTCAACCTCGACCTCGACAGCTAGGTCGGCGATCGCCACCTCGATCGCGGCGAGGATCTGATCACGCACCGTCATTGCGCTGCTCCCGCGTCGGTGACGACCAGCCACCATGCGCCGATATCGTCGCGGCGGGTGACGTCGGAGATCTCCCAGCGCCGGCCGTTATGGGTGAAACTGTCGCGGGTCTTCGACGGCCGCTTCGGCAGATCGCTTTGCTGAATCTCGTAGGTCAGCTTGCGCAGCGTGCTGCCGGCGCCCAGGAAGCCTGCAGCGGCGTCGTCGGTCCAGATCGCGCGGATCGGCTCAAGGACGACACCGTCCTGCGTATAGATGATCCGTTCAAGGTCGGCGAACGCCTTGAAGAACGCGGGCGCTGCCGCCTTGAACGGATCGACCATCAGACGCGGAGTGCGCGAATGGCAGTCAGGATGTCGGCCTTGGTCGTCGCCGTACCGAGATCAATGTTCTCGTCGCTGGCGTACTTCTTCAGCTCTTTGACGGTGAACGCACCGAAACCGTCGCTGTCGTCTTCAACATCGCCCTCGCCGTCCGCGTCTTCGACTTCCGAGATCTCGCCGCGCAGGCCCTTCTCGATGTCGCGAGCGCGCTCCTCGGTGATCTCGTGCTTCTCGGTGCCGATCGACACCGTTGCGCCGGCGTCGACGAATGCGTTGCCGTTCAGATAGGCTGCGCTGAGCAGCAAAATGACTTTCGCCATGGTAATTGTCCTCGAAAGCCAGCCGGGCAGCGCCGCGGTGGCATGGGGTGGGTCAGGAAGCCTTCAGCAGCGCGTCAGAACGACGCGTTGAGGCGGACGTGGACGGTCGTGGTGGCAGCGAGCGCGGCGAGCGTTGCAACGCCGATCAGCGTGTTGGTGCCTGCCGTGGCGGTCACGACCTTGTTCGTGTTGTCCCAATAGACGCGCGCACCTTCGGCGATCGCGTTGGCGTCCTTGGGCAGCTCGAACTTGCCGGTGAGGCAAAACGGGCCGCGCTGGCCCTGCGCGATGTTGGTCTTGGCGACGCCGAAAATGGCGCCGACGAGGGCACCACCACCGGAGGCGACAGCGACCGGCGCGGTGAGCATCTGGTCATTCGAATGACCGAGGAAATTCTTCATGGATGGTCTCCGGAAACGGGCCCGGGCGACCTCACGGCCGCCCGATGCGCGCTTCGATGATGATGGTGGGGTGGCGGGCGCGCTTACGCGCCCGGGTTCTTGTCCATGCCGCGCCAGTCGATGGCCTTGGCACCGAACACGAGACGGCCCTTGATCTCGACACCATCGGTGACGAAGCCCTGGCGCTGCTCGGTCTGCAGACCCTCATGGCCGGCCAGGTGCGCCGCCTCGATCGTGTCGATCGACTGCGAGTTCGGGTCGGCCGACAGGAACCAGCTGTTGTCGACGATCCGGCCTTCGATGATCGGCGTCAGCGACCGGTTATAGTCCGGGTTGATGTCACCGTTCTTCGTCGCGACGTAATTCGACGACGTGTACTGGTTCGCCTTCTGCTCCTTCAACGGGCCGGCGATCAGGTAGCTCGGCGCATTGTTGAGGAAGCGGCCGTTGGCCGTCTTCTGCGTGCGCATGCGCGTGCGGCCCGCCTGCAGCGAGTTGATGTCGATGTCGGCCGCGGCACCGAGGTTGCCGTGATCGGCATGGAACAGCGTCTTGCCGTCGCTCATCAGCGGGTTGCTGAGCAGGATCGCCCAGACGACATCGCTCTCGACCTGGGCAGCTTCCTGACCCATCGCCATCGGGATACGATCGAACGCGTTCAGATCGTCGTTGATGATCGTCTCCCAGGTGATGGAGATGATCTGGCCCCATTTGCCGACGACGTACTGCTCGGACGAATCGCCGACCGTTGCATACTGGTACTCGGCACCCTCGGCGACGGCCTGCATCTTCGAGATATCCGACAGCGCGACGCGGCTGACCGGGCGGAAGTCGGGCACGGTGGCCGGACGAACGAACGGCTTGAACGTCTGCGGCGCCAGCTCATAGGCGCGGCGCAGCGTGCGGCCGACCGTGTTGCCCATCAGCGCCGGGAAGTCGGCCGTGGTATGCTGGCCGGCGTTGCGCGGCTGCTGATAGCGGAACACCGCCTGCGCGACCTGGACGTCGCCCATGTTGCGCGTGCTGACGCCGGTGGACTCGAGGAAGTCGCGGGCGAGCACGACCAGGCGGCGACCGGCGAACGCATCGGCGCCCTCGATCAGCTGGTTGCGCGGGTTCGCGCGGTGCGCGATCGCCGAACTCATTGCATCGGCGCGCGCC